AAATCTTGAATATAAAATATTTCTTTAACTACATTTTCAGTAATGACCGCCTTAGAATAGTTATTGAGTTGTTCTAAAACTTGCTTTGTTTTAGCCAAAAACGCTTCATTTTCAACGATTTTTTGTTTTTTGGTACACAGTACTACCTCTTTTTTAAGTCGCGAAATTTCCTCATTTATGAACGATTTAAGCCCTAACCCATTGTCAGAAAATGAGGTAATATAATTCATCAATAAATCTTTTTGCTCTTGCCTCAAACTATTACCGTATGTTTTATTAAACTTCTTGGTGAAAGTTTTGTACGTAAGGTTGTCAATGTGAGTCATTTTTTCTTCTGCTGTCTTTCGGGAAGACATAAGTTTAATTAATCTATTCTCCACAAGAAGTCTGTTTTTGGCTTTAAGGTTTGTGTTGAGGTACGCCCCAACCGATGCAATATCTTTATAATTCGAAACAAAATTTGCAAACGCAGTAGAAGACAAATTTTCGTTTATCTGTTTAATTAAAACTGTTTGTTGGTTGAATATCTTTTTTCTATCAAGATTTTCAAAATCCTTTTTTGTTTCCACCAAAAGCCGATGTGCAAATTCTGGTGGTGTTTTTTTACTCTCAAGAACGGTACGGTAAACATCCAAGTCTTGCTTAAGAGCAGAGCCTTTTTTAAAATTTTCTTTAATAATCTTTATTATCTTTTCTTTCTTGTTTGGTTGGTTTCTTACTATTGATTTGGTTAATTCTTTTACAAGACACTCATAAAGAAAAGCGGTATTTCTTTTCTTATTATGTTTCATGCTTTATCTCCTTTTGATTTAAACAAGCCCTCTACCAATTTGTTGATTTCATGCTTAGTATTAAATAGTTTCCTTTCTTCGTTATTGTGAGTCTCCATCAATCCATTAGCTAAACCTTTAAGCCCATCCTTGCCACCGTAACCATGCGGTAGAGAAGTTCTAGGCGTGTTTCCATACTCTCCAGCAGTAGCTATTGAAGCATAATGTTGGCTTCTGCGAGATGACCTTTTCTTACCAGACATATTATACGGGCCCCGTGGCATGTCATCTCGTTTAGCTGGTGGTTCTGCCAATAAAACTTCTTCTTCGTCGCCTCCTCCGGCTTCTTCTGCTCCGGCTTCTTCGTCGCCACCAAGATCGCCCATGTCACCACCGAGACCACCTTCATCGCCTCCCAAGTCGCCACCTAAATCACCGCCTAAATCACCACCCATATCGCCGCCTTCGGCACCGGCTGCGTCTCCTTCGGCGGCGGCTTCAAGTTTAGCCATAAACTTCTTATCAAAAAACATTTCCCTCTGCATGCGGACAAACTCGTCTTCCGAAAGCCCCAGAAGATTCTCGGCAATCCAGCGCCTAGAGAAATAACCTTCAGTTGCTGATCCGGCAATATCAAATTTTGCCTTCCAGTGTTCTATCTCTTGTAGTTCCGCTATTTTGCTTGGATTATTAAGGCTCAATTTGAATGAAAGCAAATCATCACCACGGAATCCCAGCGTAAACAGGTGGATAATCCCTACCTTTTCAAGCTCTGAGATGACTACACGTTGTAGTCTTTGGATAGTTCTAGCGAATCTAATATCTTTTTGTGCTAGCGTTGTTTTGTCTTCTGTTGCTCCTTCGCCCATGGTAAGGTACGACTGTGGTATTTTAAGTGCGGAAAACAATTTATCTCTTAAATATTTTACATCATCAACAGTACCAGTGACATCGCCACCTTTTACAGAATCTATTTTAGTATTTGATGTGCCTCCACGAATAGGAATAAAATAATCTTCTTCTATAGAGAGGGGATTATATCTCAAATCTACTCTTCCGCTTTTCGGATCAACCACTTGGTGACGCTTCATTTGCGTCATAACCTTTTGCATATATTGTTCTACATCTTGGGGTGCTACCGAGCCAACATCGATATAAAATACCTTTCTCTCTGGTGCTCTTACAATCCGATACGCCATCATAGCATCCTCTAGTAGAGTTAACTGTCTCCAAATGCGCCTTGCTGGTTCCAAAACGGAGGTTCCATATGGAACATGCTTGTCATTTCCTAGAACTCTAAAGTGTGCTATTTGCCAATTCTCCAATGTCATCCCAGCAGAATTCCACTGATATTGAACATAATTCGGATTGGTTTCGTCTTCTCCTTCTAGGCGCTCTATCTCTTGCGGTGGTAAGCCAATTGCGCTTCGTATACCTGAGGATTCATCAATATCCAAATAGAGGAACAAGTCTCCATACTTACACATGGTTCTAGACCAACCGAAGAGATTGTGTTCTATGTTCAGTATATCATAGAACAATGTTTTAAGAACAGACTTTATTTCATCATTAGAGCATTTAATTTTCAACATCTCTTCTAGTGATGAGTGTGTTGTCATCTCGTCTGCATATATGTCTAGAGAAGAATTAATTTCTGGTGTGAATTCCATTTGATCAAAGTCAACATATCTTTCGCTACGATTTCTATTAGAAATCATATTAATTGTTGTAACATTCATGGGATTATATTCAGTCTTTTTAAATTGTTTCCCAGAAACTGACTTAAATCTCTTCGCATACATGTCAAGATGCCTACGTCTTAATTGTCTGCCGTTTTGAGTGTTTCTTGAAGTTATTGGACCAGAGAACATCCTAGTGAGTGCTCTAAATAATCCTGATTCCTCATTGTAGGGATTTTTGTCGTTTTTAGCCATTTTGTTTTATCCTTTATATATCCACATGAATTCTTTAACTTGTTCTATATGTTTTTCATATTTTTCATCATGGGTTTTGCTGTAGCCATCCATGCCTTTTATAGCTGTGTTCATGGTAGTTGACTTAAGATACATCGAATTTAACATCGCCTTTTTATATTCTATGTCTCTTTTGTTTACTTGTAATGCTGTGTCTCTCACCCAGCAGGCTATAGCCAAAGCCATAACCAAATCATCATTATACGAACGCATAGCTTGCGGCTTACCATTATGCCATATAAAAGTTTTAAGTTCATGATATATTCTTGTTGAAAATGTTTTTATCATTTTGTTTCTTATAAACTCCTCAAGCTTAGCAACAATAAGTGGTCTCGTTTTCAACGAAGTGGTAAAACCAGCTATTGCATTATTCATCTCTTCCCCACGAATAGATTCTACAAACTCATGAGTTGATTTTACTGAATAATAAAGGTTTGGATATCCTAAGTTAATTAGCTTTTCTAAAATCGATATACCAATACCATTATTTTCAACAACCAAAAGGCAATTTCCAAATTCAGAACCTGCTGAAAAAAGCATCTGAGCATACATGTCCAAACTTGGTTTGCCCTGGTATTCAGCTATCACTTCCATTGATTCCAATTTGATAATATGAAAAACAGAATTATCTGCACCGTCTCCTCTTGCAACATCTGCGACAAGCAAATAGGTATTTTCTTCATTGTATTTCTCCCAAAGCCATAAATTTCTATCATACCCCACTCTATAATCTGGTTCTTTTATATTTGAGTTTACCCACATTAAATCATCGGGATGCACAACAGTATCTCCAGAAGTATTAAAATTGCAAAGCAACTCTTGTGCTACTTGTCTTTTTGACATATTTTTAGTTTCTTTTTCAAACCACGCCTGATCTCTCTCTGGGTGAACATCCCACATTAATTCAATTGGGTTAAATTCATTTTCACCATCAACAGCGTCAATATATGTTTTGTGAAACCAGTTCCCCGTTCCTTTTGGGGTGGACAAAGCAATACACCTTCCACCAGTTGCCAATGTTGAATAAATCGCAGTCCATATGTCTTCCATCTTTTCAACATGTGCTGCCTCATCGACAACAAGTAAAGACAATGCTTCTGAACGACCTGCATCTTCAGAAGTTGGAACAGCTTTTATTATTGAGCCATTAGAAAGCTCAAACGATGTCCTGTTGTCTACTGCTATTTGTGCCATCTTAATCCAATCTGGTAGATTTTTCATCATGGATTTCACTTTCTTAACAAGATTTGCTGCCGTGCTGAACTTGGTTGCTAGTACAACAATGCTCTTCTCTTTATGAAAAAGCATAAACCAAACGCAATAAGCTGCTGTTATTGTCGAGATACCCAACTGCCTCGCCTTTAAAATAATATTAAAGCGAAAATCGTTATAGTCATTAAGTAAATCATCTTGATAGGGGTAGGTTTTAAACCCTATTAGTCCTTTCATTGGGTGACTAATGCGACAATAGTTATTAATAAAGTAAGCAGAATCCTTACCTGATTTTACAATTTCCTTGACGATTTCTTTCTTTGATAAACGAAACGCCATTATGCATCAGCCTTTTTCCTTGTATCGTTCTGAGGGCGTTTGTTTTTATTATCTAAATCTAAAAATTTACGCCACGAATCTTCAACCTTTCTGTTCTCAGAACCACCCCAGTCGGCATCCTCTTTAATGCCAGAGATTTTATAATACTGATGAGCTTGTACAAAATTTCTAACCCTGGAGACGGATTGAGCAAGGATATTGATATCCCCTGCTTTAGTGAGCGTCACTGCGTTTCCTGTGACAACCTTGTACTCTTTTTGCAGAAACTTTTTGACTTCATTTATCATACGTGCCATTTCATCCTCAAAGCCACCGCCATATATTTCCTTCAACATAATATCTGCTTGGTAATGAATGCAGATTTGATTGCCGGAGAATTTCACACTAAAACCATCGTTTATTCTGCTGTCGAGGAGGGCATCGCCTTCTTCTCTTTTCAAGCCAACCTTGCGAGTTTTGCCGTCATGAGAAAATCTTTCATCATGGGCACCGTCATATCCATTCGCAGCAGCTTGCGCCAGTCCTTGAATTATTTCTAAAATATTTGATTCAGCCATTGTTGGGTCTCCATCCTGATATCCATCGCTCTTCTCTATCTTCAACCCACTGTATGTAGCACTTTTCACAACAATCAAACTTGGACATATAAACATCATCATTTGATTTAAACGAATACGCTTTACACACGGGACAAGAACGCTTTGATTCTTTTGTAAGTAGTTTCTTGGATATAAAAACTCCATTTACCTGTTCCTGTGGAGATTCGCGCTCAGCATAAACCCTATGAAGATTTTTCAAGTCTTCAAGGTATTGCCTTTCTTTATCGTCTGTCCATTCTTTCTTAGGGTGTTGGATGGTTTCTTCGCCATATTTTTCTGCTATAGCATTTTCAACCTTAATAGCATAATTCGAATCTTTACTTTTCATTATAAATCCTAGTCGGCTGTAAGTAGTGCGGCAACAGCCTGAGCCAGAACAAGCGGATCGAGCCCTGATGGCTCAGCAAGTTTTTCTATTTCTGGCTTTATTTTGTCAGCAATTGCACTAGCAGCTTCTGGTACATCTGTAATGGCTTGCATGATTTCTTCGCCATCATCTCCCTCTTCTATCTGGTGATTTTGAAAAGCTACTATTTCTTCTTTAATAATCTGCTTCAATCTTTGCTCTGTAAGTTTCATTTTGGTTCTCCTATTTTACTGCATGCATGATTCCGATTGATGTCAAAACTCCTGCGAGGAATCCACCAGCAACCCACAAACCATCTCTGCTTGGTTTAATTAGTTTCTTAAGTTGTTCATTCTCATCTTCTTTTATTGTAATCATATCATTTAATCTTTGATCAGCAGCCTCGCACCTTGCCTCTAGTAAATTATATTTATGCTCTTCATCAGATTTGGCTCTCCCGATGTGGTATTCTATTTCGACATTGCACTGTTGTGCTTTGTACCTATTCTCCACAATAAGCTTCGATACCGCCTCTGAATTAAAGAGTCTGCCGTCAAAAGGAGCCTTTTGTCCTTTCTTTAAAACTACAAACTCTGGCTCTGCTGCATGTGCTACCGGGCAAGCCAACAATAACAAAATTAAAATCATGTTTTACCTCACT